TTGCCGCCACCTGATGCAAGGTCATTGACAACACCATATACAACATCGTTTTCTGCCAGTGCAGTAAAGTCGTTATCCCACCGTTTCTTCATCTTCAGGCTGTATGTGCCGTCTTCAAGTTGCGATACACTTTCGATGGTACCGGACTCGGAGAAGGAATAGTCGCTCTCCATGGCAGAGAGACGGTTGAAGATAAGTTCAAGGACAGTAAGGGAATCGCGGACTTCAAGGCGTTCAAACTGCGCGCGGCCGTCAGGGAATATTCCGGCACCCTTGCCCGCGACCATAGAGTCGATAAACTCGCCAAACTTCAACAGAAAATTTGTGCCGTCCTCTTTATCCTTATGCAGATATATTTTATCTATTTCTTTTAAGATATCCTTTATAATCTGCTTATCCGTATCAGACAATTCCTTCAAGGCATCCGCTATGCGCTTAAAGTTTCGTTCCCACTTTAAGCGAACATCGCGCCCGGTATCATTCGAGCCATTCCAAGGTACTATATTTTCAAACTTGGTATCCATCAACCCAATTCAAGTTCATTATCATTAAAAGACAGCAATAGAGGCTGCCAGCACATGCCATATTCCATAGTATCCAGATTGATAAAATTCAGCATATAATCAGCAAACCTATTGTTCTCTTTATGGCTCTGCTTACGCAGACGTGCATTGTTCACCGTTATGACCCCATCACTTTTGCGACGCTCATAACTATAACTCATGAAAGAAAAAGAAAAGCTTTTTCCTTCGGAGGACAACTGCCTCATTTCATCTATTGCCTGGAATACATTCATGTTGCAAAATTATCTGTACCGGTACCATAAAAAAAGGACACTACCTACTGACATTGCCCTCCAGGACTTCGAGCCTTTTTATGCCATCCCGCACCTTACGGGAGTCAACCACCAATTCTTTTTTTGCGAGAATTTCGAGCAACTCATTGTTGCGAGCCAACAACCTCACGATCTGCGAGCGTTGTTCCGGTGTCAAGCCAGACAAGACGTTACCTTTGTCGGACGACAACGCCATAGAGTAATCACTCGTATCAACATAACCACCGCCATACTTGCCGCTGCGTGTACGAACCTGCTCCAATATCTGCGTCGTATTGAGCATACGGATAGTCCCGTTTTTCTGTGCAATGTCAAACACATCCAAGAACTGGCGCACATGCGGATTGGCCACACCTTCATGGTTGGCCACAAACTCGTTCTTATGTACCGGAATAACACCAGCTACATCATCAGGATTACCGTTCTTGGTATAGCCCTCCACATACTCATCCACATAACCACCGGATTTCAGTCCCTTCGCTTCATCACGCTGTTGTTTGGCAACGGCAATCTGTGCAGCACCACTGGCAATGGCTGCCGCAGCAGCAACGGCTCCCAATGCCGGCCCAACAATAGGGATACCGGCCATAGCCTTGTATGCCTCCATAGCGGCAACCGCAGTACTGGCAGTCACTTGAAGGACAGAGGCGGCAAACTGTTTGTCGGCATACTTCTTTTTAACCTGGTTGATGGCTTCTTCCTTCTCCTCCTCAAGCTTCGTGGTATCTTTACCGGCTTTCTTGGCCGCCTTAATCTCTTTATCATATTTTCGGGTAACTTTGCTGACCTCCGCATCCTGCAAAGCACTTACCACCTGACTGGCAGCAGATGCGGCCTGACCAATGACGTCGAATGCCGCCCTCGCCATATCTTCCCGTAACTGTTCCTGCTCTTCTGCAATACGGGTCTTCTCTGCCTGATATTCTTCATATGTTATCAAATCGGCATCATACATCGCCTGAAGAATATCGTTTTTCTGAGAAAAGGAAGAAGCGGAATCCATATCCATGAATCCTTGTTCACGGTGGCTGTCCTTTTCCTCTTTTTGAGAGGAAAGCCCCATATCCAGCAGCTTGTCATCGACGGCTGTAGTATCATCTCCATATTGCAACTGCATGGCACGTTTCTGCTCCAGGTAATCGCGTTCAGCTTCGAGTAATTTCCTGCGATACTCCTCTTCGGAACGAATATCCCCATCAAGGTAGGCTTGTTTTATCTGCTGCCGGTCTGACTTATATGATGAATCAAGGGCGGCAAAGGTCTCCTGCTTTTCCTTACCTTCAGCTTCACTCTTAGCCTTATCAATACGGGCAGCTTCAGCTATCATCTTGTCATAAATCTGCCCTTGTATATCTGATGTATCCTTGCCATAAGCTTCCAGCAAAGCTTTCCTCTCCAGCAGAAATTTCATTTCAGAATCCTGCAAGGCCTGGTTGTATGCATCTTCGGTGTGCTGCCTATTCAGATATTCTTCCTTCCACAAATTCTGCTCGACCAGCATTGCCTGCTTCAGCTTCTCTTCACGGGCCTTCAGTTCTTTGTCAAGGCCATTATCATCTACTCCATTGCTGTTTCCTTCTGGTACCGGATTATCTACTTCTTGTTCGGGCAGCTTTGCAAGAATCGCTTCCAATTCCTTTTTCTTCACAGCATAGCTACCATATAATTTTAGGCGTTCTTGCAGTTGATGTTTTAACCCACCGATAACCGCCTTTTCCAAAGACTTGTCATCGCCAATCCATTTCATCTTTTCCGCCTTTTGTTCCTGGAACCATTTACGGTGAATCGCCATCTCTTCAGCCATGCGGTCCTTAAGTTCGCTGATGGCTGCTTCAGTCTCGCTCCGTGTACGTTGCTTCTGGTCATCATCCAGCAAATCCAGATTATCGGCTTTGCTTTTTATACCAGCAATACGTCCCATCAGCGTTTCATAGCGCTCCATTTTGGCATTCAAGGCTTCTTGAGCCTCTGTCGCCTCATTGGTCCTGGTTTTGAATATAACCAGATATGATACGACACCAGCCAATACCGAAGCTACAAGTCCCAACGGATTAGCCTTCAATGTCTTGTTAAACAATGACGCTGCGGCAGTAGCGCCTTTGGTTATAGTAGTCCACAAGCTTTTGGCCATAGTGTCTGCCTTTACGACCAATGTATAGGCAGCAACAGCAGCCGAGGCTGCAACAATGGCCCCCTTGTACTTCCATAAGATGGAAATCATAGTTCCCAATCCCTTCACCGTCAGACTGCCCGTCGTTATCATGTACTTCATCACCGGCTGGAGCTTTTCGCCCAGTTCCACCCGTATATCTTTGAAGTTATTCTTCGCCTTATCCAGCCCCGCCTGAACCGTATTGTTCTGTACATTGACCTCTTTAATAATGCTGGTACCGTCGCGATACGCATCATTAGCCAATCTTTGCGCTTTACGAATATCATCTATCTTGCCGGCCATCGTGCTGATGACACCGGAAGCCCGGACACCATCCAGCCCCATCTCCTTGAACATAGGTGCCAGCTGGTCAAGTCCTCCTTTCTTATTCAATGTATCCAGGAACTGAAGTATCGCCTCGTTCGCATCCTTTTTGATAAGAGAGGTAAAATCCTCCACGCTCTGCCCTGCAATCTTGGCAAACTTGGCTGGCTCCTGGTACATCTTCATCATCAGCGTCTGGAAAGCCGTCGCCGCCATCTCCTGCTGCTGCATGTTCTGGTCAAGTACAGAGGCATATCCCAGAATGTCACCCTGAGCAACCTTCGCCTGATTCGCTGCCCCTGCCACGCGAGCAGTAAATCCTACCAGGTATGCTTCTGCCGCACTGGAGTTCTGTGCCACCTCATTAATGGCGCTACCGGTAGCCAACATCGCCCCACGCAACCCAAGTTTCTGGTCCTCACCGAACATCTGTGCCAACTTGCCGATGTTCTTCACCGCATCATCCCCCAAATCCTCACCCAGTGCCACATTAATCTTATCGGCCGCATCGACAAACTCCAATACATCCTTCTTCCCGGTAATCCCCAAACGACCAGCATCACCGGCCAGAGCATTCAGCTTCTCACGCGCTGTACGGGTATCCATTTCCTTGAACTCTTCATTCAGTCCCTTGACTTCATCTCGGGTCATACCGGTGTACTTGATAACTTGTGCTTCGGCTTCCTCCATCTCCGCATATTCATCCACACATTTGCGGGCAGTCAAGGCCACCCCGGTAAGAGCCCCGACAACTCCTGCCCCCATAGCTGCATACCTATTAACCCCATCAGCCATTTTGGAAAGAGAAAAACGGGTCTCACGTGCCTGCACCTCCACCTCTCTCATCCGTTGCCTGGTCAGCAGATAATCAGCCCGTAGCGCTTTCCATTTCTCCGTGCCGGGAGTGGCATTATCCATCTGCCTCTTGAGGGAAGCCGCAGCCTTGCGCAATTCCGAGTAAGACAATGCAGTCTTTCCAGCCTCTATACGTTGAACGGCGAGCGCAGCATTCAGTTTATCCAGATTCTCTTTCTGCTCCTTGTATTCCGCTGAATTCTCCTTCCCTTCTGCCCGCAATTTCGCCATTTCAACCTTGACAGCATCAATCTGCCGTTTGGTCTCGTCAAACTTCGCTTTCGCCTCCGAATTATCAATCCGGATTGCCATTCTAAAGTCTTGTATGTTAACCGCCATATCTTTACCTATTAATCCAGGACAAAGGTATCTTCAAGCGTCACCTTGAAAAAGGACATGAAAAAGCCCGGCAATCCATCACGGACTACCAGGCCAGCACTTATGAACAAAAAGTGTTATCCGTCAAGCCAACGGCCATTATCCAGCCACACCCCTCCGTCACGCCAACGGCCATCAGCCAATATCCACCGGACATCAGCCTCAGTATCGCTGATACGGATGGGATAGAACGTACCGGTCCAGGCTCCCTTACGACCGAACGCATCCAATGTGAATTCCATCTCCTTGCAGACATATCGCTTGTTGCGTATCTCAAACACTTGGTGAGCGGCATATACATTCGGGTCATGGCTCTGGACCTTCACCGCCTTGGTGTAATCAATATCATAGTTACCTTGGTAAAATTGTGCATTCATTGTCACCAACCGAAGAGATGCCCCTACTGTATTCGTCTGGTAATATCTGGAGAAACCGGTATCCGCATCAGCTATATACTCATCAATATATGGACGGGGAAAAGGGTACATCAATCCTCCCAATGCTTTCACTTCTGCCATACCACTATAAAAAGCCAGACAAATATCAGTCTTGCCACTTGAAGTCTCGTTTGTATTGTTTGTTATCATCTCTTCAAGTGTCTGCCCCATAGTAGTATCTCCCTCTGAACTGCCACTACTGATAACCGGAAGATAGAGTTTGATACCGCTCACACGTACCGGATCGCCAGTCTGATACCTATTTATCTCCGAAACAGCCAGTTCCACCGGTATCATTTCCAATTCCAATGTCGTAGTCGCATTTTCTCTCTCCAGATTCATGAATTCGTTCACCATCGCATAATCCGGTTCATTCTCCCATCCTGCATGATTACGCAGATACAGATATTCTCTGCCATCACTCAAATCCTTATAAATGGTATCCGTCAGTTGATGAGCCGAATTCATAAACCACTCCTGAATACGCTCATATCTCTCCGGCACATAATCAGCAGGAATTGTATCCCTCTTAGCAGCCTTATTCACTGCATCAGACAAGCAACGCCAGCGCCAGAACTCACTGTCCGGCAATTTATATTCCACATTCGAGAAAGTAGCATCTTCAATATCCGGCTCTTCAACCTCCACCTCATACACATCCTCTACATTCTGCACATGTACGGAAGTGCCTCCGGTAAAATAGTTCCCTCTCAGCAACAGCCTGGCCGTACGCTTGCGGTTGTCAACCAGAAATACAGCATTGAACAACCGCTCCACCTGCTCAAGGAAATCCTTCACGCTCCAGCCCGGCAGCATCTTGTTCCACAATACCGTTGGTACCGTATGACAGATATACACATCCTTATATACCGTATTCTCCAATTGGTTCTCCGTCAACCCATATCCGAGTGCCCTCATCAGCTCCTTGATGTAAGCGCACAAATAAGGCTGCGGTGTCACTTCGAACATGTCATCCGTATCTACTCGTCGGTTGGTCACACCAGCATCTGCCTTGACACACCACTGGTTGTGTATATTTCCGGTATCCTGGTCAAGTACCGGCGCCAGACAATACTCCACTTCCGGATAGGTTTTCTCAATATGGGGAAACATATCCGTCGTCAGTACATCCGTCCGCTTCATTTCCAGAGTTCCAATCAGCAAGTCACCACCGACAAAATAATTCAGTTCGGAATTGCCGCTCGCAATCTGGAGCGATACCGTATCATCGGTCCAACCGGTAATAATCTCCGTACCGTTGCAATACACCCTATTGTCAGCTACCAATATGGCAGCGCGTTTGGTTTTCACCTCCTGCACGCTGTTCAACCGGTTCAAATGCGCATACAGTTCCGCATTGGTAGCATTAGTCAGCTGCAATGTTATCTCGTAGGTATATTCTCCATTCTTGGTAATCAACGGATTCTCACGCTTCACCTGAATGGAAAAATCCTTCGGAAGTACGGCTTGCACACCGTCAATAAACAATTCAGTCATAATCAACCAAGTTAAGTCCTATACTCATTCCGTTCCAGCCGCCGAACACATCGTACTCCCACTCCACTGTCATACTCTCTGCCCCCTCCACTTCTCCACAAAAGAAATCCATCTCCCGGAGTTTGGTTTTAAGCAGTTGCATGACCTGCTGGATGCGTGCATAATGCAGCAGTTCCTCTTCGTCGGTCTCCTGACCAGACGGAACCTTCTCAATCAGGAACAGCAACAAGCTATTCCGTTCCCGATAATTGTCTTCATTACCCTGCGACACTGCATCCGGGTAGTTGGCACACAGCATCAACCCCGTACAGTCTCTCAATTTCTTGACAAGATGCTTTTCGCTGACGGCAATCACTGTCCCGTCAATCTTCGTCCGGCTGACCTTATTGACGCGCTCTTTCAGTTCTACCAGCATCTCCCTATATCTCTGTATATTTATCATAGCCCTATCAAATTATTCTGTTCAGGATTCGCCATGGTGAAGCTGAACTCCACCGCCTTCAAGACGCTACGCCTGAAGGAGCGTTCAAACTTCTGTTTCGTAATCACAATAGGCAGCCATTCGCCATCCACAAGAATCTCCACCTCTTGTGCGTTCAGCATGTTGTGCCATAATTTATAATCACTCTGCAACATGATGCAGCCGGAGTTGACCGTGTATTCATCAGTAACCTTGACACCGAACTTGCGTTGTACCCCGTACATGGCTGCTGCATCACTCTCGTTGTTTCCGGTCAGTTTCAGTTCACCGGTAGCCGTTAAAGTCTCAGGCATGTCATACACATTCTTGAAACGGAAACACCATACATCCACATACCTTGTACCATCAACGTAAAACTGCATGGAGCCTCCGAGCATGGCCACCGTATAACTGGCTATGTCCGATTTGGAAAATCCGGGAAGCACAGTATCCGGACTCACATCCACCGTGAAAGGCTCCGAAGAAGATACCGGGAATGACTTGCTCTCCTGGCCACCATCCTGGAAAAAGGCCGTTATGTCATATCCTCCATTCTGCGGATAACCACTCACATACTCTTTGGCCCCCATACGTGTCACCTTGGCAGCCACCTCACTCAGTATTCCCGGAGAAGCGGCATCCTTCCGGGTCTGCATCCGGCTGAACATCACGTAGCTCTGCGCGTCTTCTATCTCGTTGATAAGGAAGGTGAACGTCCCCGAAGCGGTGCTCTGCGGTGCATAGTCCAGGCACCACACGCCCCACAATGCCAATTCGCAGAACTTGCCCAGCCCTCGGATTCGCACCTGGTTGTCGGCATCCGGTACATATTCTTCATCAAGTATCTTTTTACCGCCATATTTTATGGCAAAAGTTATGGTCACATCCGTGTCAATGATGTAGTCCTGCATGGTGGCGCAGAACTCCCGTGCCCTGGGTCTCTGTATTACATTCATAAACGACAATATTTGTTTCTACGGTCATTTTTCGGCAGCAGCTCGTAATCGATCATACTACCGTCACGCGCCCGCTTCATCTCATCTATCCAAGTGGCAGCATCGTCTGCCATCCATCCGGCCACACGCTCCACATCATCGAGCGATGCCGGTTCACTTGCATTCATACCGCTTTCTGCCACAAACCTGCGGATCACTCCCCCCGGTATCGCTCCCAAAGACAAGCGACGAAGCGCCATACTCATAGCCAGTAACGCCACCGCCTTGCATGCTGCGAAATGCGCGTCCGTCTCCGGTACCGAACTTTCTGCAAGCAATGCCTCCCAACCGGCACCGTATGCCCGCTTCACCGTCAACTGCTGGGCTTCTCTGATGAAAGGCAGAAGCAGCAGGAACATACGCTCACTCTTATTTATCGGGAAATAGGTATCGAAAGAAATCCCATTACGGATTATCAACATCTGAGCAGACTTATACATATCGCTATCCGTCCACTCTTTCAGTTCCTTGTCATTCAGATAACGAATCAGCACATCCACCGCCTTGTAGTATTCTTCGAGGTGCAGCGCGTCATCACGGTCCAACTGCCACTCCCAGGGTAGTTTTTCGCTGCCATCGGTAGCCACCTTGAACTTGCGCCCGTCATCCTCATGGCTGAGGTCATTCTTCTGATACAGCCGCAATGTGGCCAACAGCGCAATCGGCCGTTGCACCTTGCGTACAATCCCGGTATCAACACCCTCTTTCTCCGGATTGAGATAATAGTTCTCTGCCAGTTCTATCACCTTGCTACCGACCAACTGCGCCAGTTCTTCAGTAGCCAGCTCTATCTCACCGATAACCTTGGTGAAATCATTGTTAGCGTAATAGTTGGCGGTCAACTCACGCAATTCTTTGGCACCTTGGCCGTCTTTGTTGAATATCATAACATCATTTTTTTAGATTCCTCATCAGTTCGTCTGCCCGCTGCCTATCATCGAGCAACTTCATCATCACACGCAGCAACAGCGTATCATCGGTAGCCCTCGCATTGCCGAACACTCCGCTTTCGGCCACAGAAAAGAGTATCGAGTTCATGCCCAGGCTCTGCACATCATTCTGCCGGGCATCCTTGTCCCTTCCACGGGAAAATACCGGTCCGAAGCACAGTTCCAGTCCGTCAATGATGAAAGTTCCGGAAAACAAGTATTCACAGAAGTAGGAGAACCAGGCATAAATCCCCCATCTCATCCACACCGGCATGTGCTCCACAAGCCCCATGTATCTGCCCATATATTGCTCACGGAAGGGCTCACGCTCTACACAGCCTTTTTTCTCCACCGGAGGACGATAGAGGATGGCACACAATGCCTGCAAGTCTACCGGATCATGCCCGACATTATACCTATTGACCGCAGCCACCGCATGACGGAACTCACCAAAAGCCAAATCCGCCCCATGACTCATCGGACCACGAAGATATCGCCATTCCGGTATCAGATTCACGGTCGAGTCATACGCCAGTACCACAGCGTCTCCCTCCATTCTCCACATCCATGTCAATGTCTCGGCCAGATGGTCCACCAGCAGCATATCCTGCACCTTTGAACGGAAGACATATCCCCTATTCTTCAGTACATACGCACACCACTCGCGCTTCACGTCCAGTAAGCTGATGCCCGGTTTCGTCATCAGCTTCTCCCGGTTCTTCAGCAGGTGCAGCCACTCCAACGGCTTCACCTCCTCCCAGCAGTCCGGGAATTCAATATCCTTCTGTCTCATATCTATACTTGTTTTGCCGCTCTGTCCGGCGTCGATACATTCTCTTCCTTGTTGATAACCTTCCGGTAAATACCGAGGAAAATCCCCTTCTTATGCGGGAAATTAATACGGATGGCATCATTGATTGCCTCCAGTACAATATCCTCGGGAATCTGTGTGTCAGCCCCGTAGAATATCTTCAATGCATAGAGCATCTGGCTGCCGCTGTCACTCTTGCCGTCAATGATGATGTTGGCCAATGCCGGAGAAAGCCCGAAACCGCTGGTAGTGGAACTGTCCGCGATGCGTGAAATCTTCGCCTGCGCCTCGATGTACTTGTCGATATTCATCTCGATAGGCTCTATCTTCCAGCTCTGGGCATTACCGTCGGCATCCACGAAGTCGACACAGCTGAAGAACTTGCCGGCATTCTTCTTGCCAGCCATCACGTTGGCGATGGTTTCGGTCAATTCATCCTTCAGCCGCTCCATTTCCTTCTGAATCTTCGTCTCATCCCAATCCTCGTGCATGGCCATAATCAGCTCATGTTTCTGGTTCCAGTACTCCTGCGGAGAATGCACCACATACGCGGCTGCAATCATGTTCTCATTCAGGTGCTTGATGATTTCCGGAAGGTTGTTCGCATTCTCCAGCCAGGGGACCGACCCATAGAAGCAGGAAATCGCATACATACTACGGCCAAAGCTCCGCATGCAATGGTATTTAATGGCTGTTTCGTACCGGGTCGGATTCCATTTGTCAAAAGCCGGGTACTTGCGGAACGTGCGGCTCTTGAAGGAATCAAAATCACCGGTGAGGTATTCCGTGACATCCTCAAGCCTACGGCTGTCATTCTCCGGCCACACCAGACGGCTTTCTTCGCTGTGCAGTGACTCCAATCGCTGCACCCATGGGCGACCGATACGCACTCCCTTGCCCATATAATACTTGGTGAAATGCCCGTTCATGTGCGTGTATTCAACCAAGTTGTCACGTATATACCCTTTGTAGTCCCAGCTATCCAGCCATTCCTGAATCTCGGCATCCTCCATCCATTCCTGGATGCGTTCGTTATTCTCAATCTTCACCCGGTAAAGCATCGGCCCCTGCCCATACAGCAACCCCACCTTACGGTCCAAAATACCGGGACCCAGGTTGTTCTTCTCCAGCAAGTCACGGATGGCATTTGGCATATTGTTGTCCGGGCCCCATGGAACCACACGTACACCGGCCACCGATACCGGGTCACCGTCCCAGTCCTGCGAGCCAGCATTAAAGAACTGACTCATGCTCTGGCTCCAGTCCATGTTAATGGCATATTGCCCGGCAGCCGTATCCACAAAACTGAAACTGCCTATCTTCTTTATCTCACTCATAACTATCTATTGATATAAATTCTCGTTGTATTAATGAACAGCGAACCGCAATAATCCACCACTATCTGCTGAAGTTCCGGTATATGCTGTTCAATCACGGGATTAAACCAAGGTTTCGGCTCCCGGTTCCAATCCTTGTTGCTTTTCTTGGTGATTACCCGTGTACCACCCTCCATATTATATCCACGGCCTACACCCAGATGAACATAAAGCCCATCGGCATTGAATCCGAAGCCGATGCTCGTAATCTCCTCGCCTTTGGCCGGCACCTTGCCCCAATGCCGGTAATTCTGCCTGATGGATGCCGAAAGCTTCTTATCTTCATCAATCCATTTCGATACGCTCGCCTGCAACGCCTCGTTCACTTTCTTTCCCCAGGCGCGTATCCGACCGTTGAATGCCGCAACCGCTTTCGCATCCTGCTGCCGCTCGAACTGCTGCGTAATGCCGGTATCACCCTCTATCGTGATGTCCAGCGGAAACCTATCAGCCAGCCGGTTCTTCTTGCTCCACCAGCTGCTGCGATTGTTATTTTGCGATAATCGTTCTGCATGTGCTCCCATGCTGCAAAAGTACCCCAGACCACTTATCCGAAAAAGGACACAAAAAAACCGGCTATCCATCACGGACCACCGGCTTCTCAAATGTAAAAAAAAATGTTTCTTAGAAAATATCCTCTACGGCAAAGTCATCCAGACCACCATCCTCATGCGTCAGAACCTTGCCGTCAGCATCTGTAGTCGAACATATATGGCGCATGATGTAATCCTCTTCGCTCATGCCTCCAGTCAGAACCAATAAGGCATCCTCTCGAGAATAATATATCAAAGCTTTGGCACAATATTGAATATATTTTTTTTCATGCGGAAACAACACACAGAAATCATCAGCCGAAGGCTCTATACCCAATTCAGACCGTATTTCTTCAATCTGTTGGAACAATGGCTTCAACCCTGCTGATACCGGGACCTCAAGCTGATATTCCATCCGGTATATATTCTTGCTATTCTTTGCGGCCTCGTTCATTGCTCCCCCCTTTCTCTTCTTTCTCAATATATTCATTCAAGAACTTGGCAAGGTTTTTGAGTACTTCCAGTGTAATGTCGCTCGACTGACATTCAAGATTGTATATTGATTCTTTTGCTCCATTGCTGCTGACAGCTACGGTTTTCATAATCCAAGTCTCTTTCATACCTCACCCCCTTTCCGGCACTTCTTTGCCTTATAAACGCACAATGCAACGGCGATGACCAGCGGCGGAAACACCAGGCTGGCGCACGTCCAGCCGATGGCACGGAAATACCATTTGTCAGCTTCGGTCTGGACTTCGCAGTCGGGAGCCAAAGCGCGGTAGTACTTGCGTTGGAGGTTATTCACTTGCTCGGTAAGAGCATTAACAGATTCGCCCACGGATATGTGTGGAGCAGGTACGGACTGCGTACCGATAGTTAGTTCTTTCATTTTGGAATGCAATTAAAATGAAACAATATGTTATTAAAGACGGGAAAGGGAACCTTCTCCAAAAAATCGGAAAAACTTATAAACAAAGAAAGTTCCGCTTTCCCGTTGCATTCCACCTTGAATAGGCAGTGGGCGCATTAACGCTCCACACGGGGGTCGGAACTTATAGTTGATCCATAGGCATAAAAAATGCCAACGGCAAAAGTTGGCGAACAATCTCCGCCTATTCAAAATGGAATGCACTGCAAAGATGGGAGTTTATTTTGAAACAACAAAAGAAAAGCGGAGTTTTTTGCTCCGCTTTCCATATCATTAGTTATAAACATCATCTGTTATTTTCCGTCTTTTTTATGAGAATCCTTCTTTTTATCAGATTCCTCTAATTTATTAGATTCTTGATTATCATCAAAATCCTGCTTTGTATTAATTCCCTCACCTATCGATTCATCTTGAGTAACCTCCTTACTCAGAAGCCAATGATACACATTCTGCTGATTAGTCGTCACTACATAGGCTTGTTCAAATTCCCAACCACGTTTTCCCATATAATTCATAGCATCTACCATTGAGTTGAATTGAATTTTTTTGCCTTTATTATCAACCAAATGTTGTTTAGACGCTCCAGTCCAAAAACTTGTTTCTTGTCCAAAATCAATCGTAACAGAGACCTTATTGCTCAAAAGTTTTCCCGTACCAACTAATTCACAGAATACTTTATAAGGTTTTTGCGCTACTACTCCCATACTGATGAACATCAGCATCAAAAACAAACATTTCCTCATTCTATAATACAATTTAAATGAAATATATATTTATTAGTGCTCATTGTTAACAAATTATCCGTTTTCCAAGTCAGTCAATCTTTCTTTCAATTCATGAAAATATTGCTCTATTTCTTTTCCATCATTTTCTGTTTTGTATATTTTAAAATCACATAAATCATACAGTAAGTCAGTCCGTTTATTATTCATCTCTCTCAATCTTAACAAAATGCTAATACGTGAATTTTCATCCTTAGTAAAAATCCGAAGCCTCAATTTCTGATTTGCTCTTTCAGGTTGAGACTGATATTTAAACAAATCTTCAAAATAGTGATAATCTACTTTACCTAAAGAATGCCCAAAAAATATTATCTCGTCAGCATCCAAAAGTTTTTTCCTCACATTATGTGATTTATAATATGAACTAAATGTCTTTATCATAAAAGAAAAACCTTCATGAATTTCCAATGTATCTTCAAACCCCAAAATAATCGAATTATCCAAGACACTACCATGTACATAATCTATTGGAGCTTTAATAGCTCCAATCTGAGGTTCCAATCGTTTTAAATTTGTATAATTAAAAGATATAATATTCAATAGAGGATATTCTTTTAATATTTTAAGCAAACGAATAGCTTTAGAAGAGGAATCAATATGCTGATAATTTATATCCTTAATATAGGAACACAGACTGCTTTGCAATGCAAAAAAAGATTTCTTTTCTAAATCAGTAGCCGGCCTTTTTCGTACTATTGCAAAATCAGCAAGCTCTTTTTCAATATCAATCCAATTATGATTATCAGAAGCTTTTTCCTTTAAATAGTTAAATAAATTAACTCCTTTTTTGTCAGAGTGAACATAAGCACTAATAGAATGTGCTCTATCAAAATAATCACTATTCATATAGTCATTATACTTTGTTTTTAATCCCAAATCAAGATCAAATCCATTCCCAATGACAAGAACCACCCTATAATCCTTATTTTCCATATATTTAATTAATAATTTCCTATTCAAACATTTATATGCTATTTTTGCAAAAAACATCCGCTATGAACGAAATAGAACTTCGCAAATACTGTTTGGATAAAGCTATAGAGATACTTGGTTGGTACAAGAACTTCTTTCCCAAGAAGGAGTTGCACCCTCTTATTATCTCGGAAATCCTCTACCGTTACCTCACCACCGGACAAGCTGAGTACTTCGAATTACCCCATGCACGTGGGTAAAGCTACCGTTATGTGAAAATGCAATGAACTTATTGCCTCATTTGTAGTATTTTCACTTATACCAGCTTTTGCCACGCAAATTCTCAATCCACCTTCTTTTGTAGAATTTTCCGATGTAGTAACGGACACATTGAAGTCAATCTTCTGCAACCAACGTCCATCTTGTGAATACACCATCCCATCTTGATGGTTCTCGGGTATAGGATTAACAAGTAATCCTTTATCACTCATTTCCTCATTCAATTCTGTGACAGCATTAGAAATATCTTTTATTGTAGCTTTTATAAAATCTTTCAGTTCCATAGTATTGTCTTTTCCATAGTTCATAAATGGCGAATCCCTTCTCAAAACGCGCCCAAAGGTATAGTGACACCTTAACCCGGTTCTACGGATTACGTTTTGAAAAGGGATTCATGTTGGTAACAAATTCACTATGTTTAGGGCACTGCAAACATCGGAATAATATTTGTAACGGCAAAAATGAAACGGAGTTTTTTGCTCCGCTTCTGAAATCTATCAAAATCTCCTTCATGATTTGTAACAAAAAAGGCTCCCACATCACATGGAAGCCTTCGAAAATCACATTGTATAATACGCTGTCAAACAATAACTACACAACGGATAAAAATTCTTTTCCAATACGGTGAATACCATCCACAATGCGTCTTCTTTGTTCAATGCGGGGAACACGCAACCCACTGGCATAATGGGAAAGCTGTTGCTGGTTAATGCCAGAGACACGGGATATGGCAGCCAAGGAGGTAAACTGTTCGCACTTACGGAGCAGTGCGGCAACTCCCAATTCCACATCGAATTCATAGTCTCCGCTAACAAGCCACTCGGGAAGCGTTTCGCCATCCTGCAATAGTCCTTCCACATGTTCACGGACAGCCTCAGATAGTTCAATCATCAAGCTCTCATAACTTTTGGAAGTAGCAACAACCATGCCGCATAGTACATCATCTTCGGTAACTGCACCGAAATTCTTATCGCACCAGTCAACCTTAACTTTAATCTTTTCCATAATTTTCTCCTTATCTTTGAAGCAGGGTGTTATTTCCACCCCGCTTGTTTCCAAATACTGTTTAATAAAAATTGGCTTAATACCTCACTTTCATGACCTCTTACTGTCACCCTGCCTTTTTTCGTAGGATGCTTGAATTGCCGGTGGTCACCTCCAGAGCCTTTCAACTTCACCCATCCGTCAGCTTCGAGTAACTTGATTACTTCTCTGACTTTGTATTTCTTCATTTGTGAATTGTTATCGTTTGACTCTGCAAAGATATAAATATTTATATCATTCACAAAACTATCGGGCAGAAAAATGATATTATTTTTTATATCATTTTATTCCCCTCCGTGGTTGAAGGAACGGTAACACGACCAGTCATTCCGCTTTTCGGGCCCCATTCCGTTTGCGAGCGTGCTCGCAAACGGAATGGGTGCGCCCTGCACCCCCTCCGTCAAATCAGCCCCTCATCGCCAAAACTGTAATATCCACCATTCGTTATAATCACATGGTCTATCATCCTAATATTTAATAACCCTGCCGCCTTTTTAAGTTGCTCCGTCAGCCTCTTGTCCTCATTGCTCGGTCGGCTGTTGCCACTCGGATGGTTATGCACCGCTGCGAACTGCACCGCCCCCGTATCAATCAGCACGCGCATAATCAGCCTTATATCCGCTGAAGTCTGGTCTATGCCGCCTACCGATATACGTACTTTCTTGATAAGCCGTCCGGCTTGGTTTATCGACACTACCCAAAATTCCTCATTCGGCAAATCTCCTATCAACGGCTCCATCAGTTCGTATATGTCTTTGCTCATCCTTATCTGCCTGCGTTCCACCTGCTGCGACTGTTGTCTCTTGTACATCTCCACGGCCGCCACGGCTACCCTCCTGCGTCCAGGAGTCAAAGAGGAAAACAATTTTTCAAGGTCTATCACCTCGTTGCTGCGTTCGATGTCCGAAACAATCTGTCTGTTGTTGCTGATTTCGTAAATCAGTTCGCTGTCGCTCATGTAGCGGCAATCGTTATCAAAAAGAGTATTCATTGTATGGATTAAATTGTTATAAAAGAATTGTCTTACCTAAGAAATAGCCTCCCAAAACCTCTGCCCCAAGCGTTTCAAGTGCACATGCAAACCGTGCGTAACTATGCCCCTGCGTCAGTATATCATCGAATACAAGGCATTTCTTACCCTTGAAAAAACGCTTATCAAACTTGATGACCTCCACCGTCTGCACCGTCTTGGCCGCTTTCGTCTCATGGATGGCAATCCGTCCACCCTCAATGGTAATTGCTTTGTACGCATTCCTGCACCCCGTCAGCCGTGCCACCTCTTCGGCAAAAGCCTTGTATCTGATTTCGTTCTTCTCTCCGCTACTGGCTGGTATGCAGACCAACGTCACGTTGCAAACTTCTGCACCGAACTGCTCACGCATCTTCTTTGCTACAAGTTCTGCCACAGACGCACTGCGCTTCCCGTCCTTAAAATCCCATATCATCCTGCGGATAGACCACTCCCGTTTGTTAGCCTCGTACTTGGTAGGCAAGTAATCAAAGAAGTTAAACATGAATTTAGACCATTGATTTTTCCATGCTTCGGGGATGTTTCTTTTTGCTGCCATAACTGTAAGTTTTTAATTTATTCTGGATTTCTGGAGTCGTCGGGTGGAGCCTTTTTTAATTTTCTCCGTTTCCCGGAACGACTTTTTTTTTATTCCGGCGTGTCTGTATGACGTGCGGTATGGTTGCCTTTTGATGCCGCAATAATTGAGGTGCCGAGGATGACATTCCGCAAGGTTCCGACTAAAACCGAAGGCTTGAATACTACCCGTAGGGGTGGAGATTTTTTAGCGGACAACGCCCGACCTTGCTTGTCAGACCGGTGCCCTACATTTGCGGACTCAAAAGACTACCTGACCGCATACAGAGATGCAGGAAATGAAAAGGAGTTGCGGAAAAGAAACGGAGGCACGCCAAGCGGAACGCTTACCGCTCTGCCCTTCCAGATGGAGGGGCGTTTCATAAAAACAGACAGAAAGCACCGCTTTCTACCGCTAAGACGCGAAAAATCCCGTTATGCAAGTTTGACATAGGATATACCGCCACCGGCACCTAAACCAGACTTGTATAACGGGATTTTTCGCGCGCCCACCCCGTATCGGGGTGACTTCTTCTCCCAATGGGGCGTTTTTGGGTACAGAAACACCCTAATCAAAAATCCATCTCCTTGAAAACCAAAAAGAAAACCCATCCCTGCAACTTCTGTTGTAGGGATGAACCAGCTTGCTGCCCGAGCCGCGCCGTCGGTAAGTTGCAGTCGCAAGTGCCCTTTCAGATTCGGAAATATGACAAAACCTTTACAATTTGTACCCGATGCTCCCAATCCCACCCGCTTCGGCCTCTCCCATAAACGAAAGGCCCTGCCATCCTCACGGACAACAGAGCCAAAGCAAACAGAAAAGAAATGTCACACCGAAGCGGCACCGGACACATTGCGGCCCATCCTCCAGGTGCGGATAATCTCTTTGCGCAGGATGAAATACTTCAAGGCATCAGTCAGGTTGGTGGATTCTTTAGGCAATCTATGTGCAGGCAGCTTATCTCCGGTCTTCTGTTTGACTATCACACTGGAGCTGTCCGGCCGGGTAGCCACCTTGGTTTCTGTCACCTCCATTTCCGACTTGAGATTCGGGCAGTTGTGCTGGTCAATCAACAGTGTAAACAACGTGCGCTCCAAGTTACCGCTGAGCAAGTCCATGAAGAACCGGTATTCCAGATTGCTACCGATGTTGCCCTGCCCCAAGCTCATCAGCTGTACCTGCCATCCAGTACGCCTGCCCTCCGCATCCGTCTCGATGTTCTTCTTTATCTGTGTGGCCATATCCGCACCCACCCCCTTGTAGTTGTTCATGGAGCGGTCATAATAAAGCTTCAGTATCTTGCGCTTGTGCGGCTTGAAATAATAGAGGAACTTATCGGCCAGCTCACGCACGGAGTTAGGCGGCAATGTATAGAGTTCTTTGAGTACACGCATCACACGCCCACTACGTTGCCCGAACACCATGGAAAGCATATTGCCGGAATCCATGCCTGCCTCCAACGGTTTATTCTTATCCAGGTACCGGAGCACCGTACAGTCCTGCTCCCACCCGAACGGGTGCTGCTCTATCACTTCATTCAGGAATCCGTCCGCATAGAAGTGCTTCATCGAGAGGTTGCAATAGAACATCTGGCTTGCCTCCAGCTTGGGGATAATGGAAAGGATGTTGCAAAGAATACCTTCCAGCCCTTCAGCGAATTCATCGCTAAACCAGTCTTCACCCAATATATCCACGTTGACATAGGAGGAAGAAATGAAAAAGAAGGATACGCCCCGGCGTGTCTTAATCCAGCGCTCCTCCCAGCGCTTCATATTCTTGCCAGCGAGTTCCATGGAACGTTCTGCCGTATCAAGCTTGGCCTGCAATGAACGATCTTTCCGGAAAGCATCTTTCAGTTCCTTGTACCGCTGCATAGCCGCCACATACTCTTTTTTCGTCTCGTTATAGACAAAGCCAGCCTGCAACATGAGAAGGATTTTCCGCTTGTCATTCTGCTTGGCCAGCTTGAGAATCCAGTCGTATTCACCCAGATGGTTCGGATTCGGCATGTCAGTAGTCAGTGTACGGCTGCGGTACCATACGCTATCACCATACTTGACCCGGAACCCACGCACGGCCTTCAGCAAGTTCGTGAACTTCTCTTCCGGGAAATACTTCACTTCATCACCGAACACCCCCACATAGGAACGACCGGCACCGATGGCCGGACGGTCCAAAGAGATGAAGGTGAAGTTGAAACCGGTGTAGAACACCATGGTATTGCGCCAGTCGGAACATACGTTGTACATGCGGTCGCGCCACTCTTTCGGCGGTTCTTGGTTCATAACATAATGGATGCCCTGCTCCCACCCCAGCTTCGACAATCCGTCCACCAGCGAGGGAACCACATTCTTATGCAAATCAGAATACGTATCGGCTACCCATGCGAACGGTGCACCAGGGCAGTCCTGCGCCACCTCCTGCACCCGTTCAGCCAACACCTGCACCGTTTTGGCTGATGCACGCCCGGCAATCCAATAGAGCGACCAGGGCTGCATCACTGCAATGAGCTGCGCCATCCAGTTGGAATAGCGCACCTCCACATCATCCGATATCTTTAGTTTTTTCTTCCTGGTCATCGAGCATCTCTTCTATATCAACATCAATTATATTGGCATCTCTCTTAAGACGAGTCTTCTCCCGTGCAGGAATATCCTGCATACCGTCAATCTGCGCCGCGAGCAGGTTACGGTTGGCAGAAGGCAATCCCACCGCATTCGGGTCGAGGTCATAGACCTTGATCGGTTTCTCATCCATCTCCTTCGGCTTTATCTGGTCGGGCTTATCCAACTGCTTGATTCTTGCCGCTTGTACCGTGAGATTGCCGTACACCTCCATATCTTTGGCGCTGGTGGCGTTCTGAAGTACCACCTGGGCCGCCTTCATCAGATTGTCATACATCATGTTACGGTGCGCATCATTCTCGATGGTATCACAAAGGTAGAACAGATTGATAGCCTCACTATACATCTGCCGGGCACGCATCCGTTCCACATTAAACGGTTCGTGCATCAGGAAAGCCACGGCATTATCCTTGCCATATTTACGGTTAATGCCTACCAGTGCATAGAGCACGTTGTAGTAATCCAGTTCCTCGTCCGTCAACTCCATGGTGCAGCCGGAGGCAAGGTAATCCTGCAAGGTCTCAAAGTAAGATTTATCGAACATCAGCCTATATCGTCATAAAATATCTTGTTAATGGAATTGCGGTACCCGGTCGCCTGACGAAACTTGTCGAACCGCTGTGCCTGGGTCACATTGTCACCGGTCTCCGCACTGGCGGCCATGGCCAGCCCCTCTTTGGCCCGTTGAAGCAGTTGCCCACGTTCATAATGGTATTTCAACGGTGAGCCTACCAAATTGAAGTACCAGAGGAAATCATTCTCCGGTACATGGTAATACATGGCAATCTGCCGCGGCTCATAGCCTATACCCGCCAACCGCTCGAACTCGTCCAGGTTGATACGGTCATACCATGCCGGGCTGTCACGCCACTTAACCAATTCGTCCGCTACGAAACTCATATACTTCTTTATTTTTAAGGAATACGTATTGTTCTTCCATCGCATTCTCGCCATAATTGCCGGAGCCTTCGACCACAAAGAAACCTGCCGATGTGTCCAGGCAGGTAATCTTTTTGTGGCTCCATGCAAATGAAAGCTCTATCTCTCCATCCTGATGGAGCTGCATCAACCTCTCGTATATCTTCGGCATACGAAACTTGATGGTCTCCGATATATGCAGATGAATACTGCCAATCAACCCTTTTTCACGCCAACGGAGCAACGCGTTGATGATACGCTCGTTGGTAGAATAGGTCGCTATATACAAGTGCCTCACCTGCCCGGCATTCTTAATCAGATAAACAATGAAAGTGAATGCCGTAAAGCTTTTCTTTGTCTCAATGAAAAACGCCTCATTCTCCCGTGGAAGCCGCCCACACAACTCTTTCAAACTGTTCAGCTTGAATGTCAACATGGTTTCAAACCGACGGGAGAAGAGGCGGGCATCAGACATTTCCCTACGCAATTCTTCAAGATTGAAGTAATAGCTCATTCCAATAATCTGTTAATGTCGGCCAGTTCCTTCTCATATCCCGCCAACCGTTCGCGACGGACAACATCCAAATGCGGTTTATCGCCTTTGGCTATCTCAGACCTGACCCGCCATATATTGTTCATCACCTGCCGCTGCCGTCGTACCAGTTCCTTGACCGGAAGATGGAGCAACTCGCTTCTGCGACGGAACTCCGCAAAAGCCGGATGCTTGCCCAAAAATGTGTGATGCTCCTTGTAATAGTTCAGCTCCTGCCATATCATACGGTTATCCATGTAGCTGTCAATCACCTGGCGGCTGACATCGGCACACTCCTGCAGGGAGGTACAATCCCTCAGCCTGGCATGTAACCGCACATAGGCATGGTATTTGCTGAACTTGCGGGAAGCGAGTGCCTCCAACTCCATCGGACAGTCGGGGGCATTGAGAAACGGAAACTCATCACGGAAAGACTCGGGTCCTTTCCGTGATGACGGTTCCAGCGATGCCCTTCAGCCCTCAAAGTCCGACGGTTCCGGAAACACCCCTTCCAAAAACTTTTCCAACCATGGTGAATACCCAGATACCGCATTGTTCATAAACACCTTGCGGGATAAGAGGTCGAGTACCTTCTTCTCATCCGGCTTTTGCGAAACCACCGGCAGCAACACCTGGTCTGTCGGCCAGTTGAGATATACGGGTTGTGTCGGATAAGGAAGAGAATTATAATAGACGGAAGTAAACAGATACCCCCCCTCCTCCAATTCGGGGAATCGCTCGAACATGGCGGCCAGACACCCCTTATCCAACAACATGGGTGTATGCGTACCATAATTCAGACAAGGCAATTGACTCTTCTCCAGCAGCTCCTTCGTCCGCTTCATATTCTCGGCATAAAGCCCTTTGAATCTAAGCGGAACGAGCATTCCATTGACTTTGGGCAGCGCCACATGAGCCAGGTCGATAGGATTCATCACATAGATGTCATCGTTGGTCCAGATGAAACGTCCGGTCACTTCGGGCGATTCCATAGCCACTTTCAGCTTGGCCAGCGTATCAACCTGCGCATTGTCAGAGACGCGATTGTGCTCAATGAAGGTAATCTCTTCGCTGAACCAATCTTCACGGTCACCGATTACCACCACATTGATGCCGAAGCGTACATTCTTCTGCCAGGAACGCAGTGCAAAAAGCAGTTCCTTGCCTTGTGCAAACTTCTTGCAATAAGGTATAACCACTGTCACATGGTCTTGAACCGACTGCGACGGTGCCGGTTCCTCCACTGTATCTACTGCCTTATCGACGGCCTGCACATCCTTTTGTTCCACACTCTCTTCTACCGGTTTCGGTTCTACGACCACATCCTTGGGCTTAACTGTTTTCTTTTTTGTTGCCATAATTTAAAGTTTTTAATCCGATACAAAAATATTGTCTCCACATAGTTCGTAAAAGGACACAAAGAGAGGCGAATGCACTGCAAACGCCTCTCTCCAATAACCAACCTTTAAAACAGAAATGAATCAAACTCCTGAACCACCGGAAGAAGACGACGCTTCACCCAATCCCAAAACGGCATTGATTTCTTCGTTGTCCGTAGCCGGTACAAGGCTCTTGGCGATGTGACCGATAGTACCTCCGCGTAAGGAACTTGCCAAATTGATAGTATTCTTGTCACCCTCCTTGTTATCCTGGGAATCGGCCTTGGTCATCTTCAGCGGAGTGCACGGCGTACCGGCAATCTTCGCATCCTCACCAGAGCAACCGAACACGATTGCCCCCAGATTCTCATTGATATTGTTGTTCACGAATTCGTCGTGCTCCAACTCCGTACCCGGATGTTCATAATCTACATGGTGGATGAACCCGCGTGCATCATCCTCTCCCTCGCTGGAGTGGTAGATGTTGATGGTGGAGTCCGTAGCATACACCGCTATGGGCTTTTTACCTGGCATCATCTCGAATGCCGTCACCTTTACTCCCTTATCATCACGCGTATAAGTCTTGACGTCTTCCCAACGGAAAATCTCGATATAGGACTTCTTCCCCTTCGGACGTCCGGCATTTGATGCCTTTTTGGGCACCGATACCATTGAATATGTTGTTTCTGACATATATGTACCTCCTATATTAAATGATTAAACACCTTCACCGGAACCGGAAGAAGAACTGGACGATGCCTCAGACAAACTGTCTGTTTCTTCAGGCGGCAGATAAGCGAAGATAGCTTCTGCCAGCCAGAAACCGACAGCTTCCCACCATTCCGCGAATATCTTCACGTCGTAGTTCTCACCCTGCATCCAAACCTTGGCGCTCTGCGGGTCACGGCTGCGCAAATGCTTGAAGTTCTCCTTCGGCGTAATGAAGAAGGCTCCGGTACCGCGCATGCCCTCAAGCGGTGCGAACGTGAATCTGGAGAAATCCACCTTAATTTTCTCACCGTCCTCATTCTTGAGCCAGGGATATTTTTCACGGTATGCCTTGCTGTAACGTATCACCAGGTCCGGATCGGCATGGATAAACATGGTCTTTTTCCGATACAGCGGCTTCACCTCACTCACTGCCTTGTCAATTTGGGCAAGCAAGGTCGCGTCTTCCAGCTTTTCACCGTCAAGCAGCCAGGTAATCTTATCATTATTAGCCTTCTTCAGCTTCTTGAGCTGGGTTACATAGCCATCCATCACATCGTTGGCATCCGTAGCGGCATCCCCATCTTTAACGGCACTGGTCTCCTTGAACTCACCGATCGCCAAAGCAACCTCACGTTCTTCGTCCAATTTCGGGAAGATAAGCTGATACAAGATATACTTGACTACCGGCATATCTTCCGGCTTCAGGTTCTCATCATACAGATAACCGAGGATGTCCTCCATGATGTCCGACGGAGTGATGGGAACGTTTATCTTGCACTTGTAGTTCTTGATGGTCAACGGAGTGAACTTCGATTTGCCCTTAGGCGTCCACTTCGGTACGAATTGCTGGAGAACAGAATCAACGGCAGCCTGCTGCGCACGAACCTCTGTTTTGTCCGTCACCAGGGTTGACATGTACTTGGTAGACTCCGTGGTACCCATCAGTCCTTTGAGAATTTCCAGTCTCTCGGAAGAAACATACTTACCGAACTCTTTCTGAAGCTCGGTAGTCTCAATGGTCGAGTTGCCACTATATGCCGCTCCCTTGAACGCGGCATCCAAATAACGGTTGTGTGCCAGGCTCATGTCCGGCTTGAAATTGCTACCCATTTCGTTCTTGTCTCCTGCAACCTGCTGCCCCGCATCCGGTGCAGGTTCTTTGGCCATCTTGGCAATCTGGGCATCCTTCGAGGCGATGTCCTTCTCCTGCGCTTCTACTTTGGCTTTCAGTTCTGTCAAAGCCTTACGAGCTTCGGCAAGTTCCTGCGCATTCTTGTCGCGCTCCCCCTCTAACTGCGTTCTCACCTCATCGGTCACAGCACTTTCAGCATTTCTGCCGTCTTTCTCAAATTCGGCGAGGTCCTTCTTGAAGGCTTCGACGAATACAGCACCGTACTTGTTCTTCAGTTCCTCTTCTTGAGAAGAGAGCAGGATGGACTTGCCTTTCTCATCCTTGGCAAAGGCAGAGATACCCAAGAAACCAAGCACTACGCTCATCACTTTTGCAAACATAATTCTATGATTTAGAGTTGATATAATTGTTAATAGTCATTTCCGAATCAATCTCACGGCTACGTTGTACGGCATAGTCCTGGGTACCGATAGCGTCTATCAGCCCCACTTCCAACGCCTCCCTATGATAGAACATCCGGCCACGAAGCAATCCTTCAGTCTCCAGCTTCAGGCAATTTCCCCGATTCTTCTTGACGTTCTCCTGGAAGTCGCGGGCCAACGGGTCCAGTTCCTCATCACGGATGGAAGCATAATCCCCCTTCTTGGCTGCCTCGAAAGGAGCGTTCTTGTAATCAGAGAGGTTGGAATAGATGGTATGCACCTTGATGCCTGCACTCTCATAATACTTGGCATAATCCGGAAAACTCATCATCACACCTATACTGCCGAACTCGGCAGACACCTCATTGGCCGCAATGATTTCGTTACAATAGGAAGCGGCATAATAAGCGGCAGAAGCGCAGAGGTCACAATGAGCCACCACTGCCTTGCCTTTGCCACGCGCATAAAGGATGGCATCGACCAGCGGTGCAATGGCATCCACTGCACCGCCACCGGAATCGATGTCACATAAAACAGAAGAAATATTCGGGGAATCAGCCGCCTCGCGGATGAGGTCGGCATACTCCATTGTACCATAGCTGCAATAGGTACCGTATTTAAGCAGGGTACCATGAACGGGAATAATAGCCGTACTGCCTTTGGGAGCGTCAGCATAACCACCGGAAAGTCTTGCCGTTCGACCGCCCGCTGCCGCAATCATCAACGGCACCGGTTCTCTGTCGGCAAGTATCCTATTATCCTGGTTGTCTATGCCATGCTCCAACAGTCTGTTTACAAGCAACAAGTTCGATTCCACCTCGCGGAAGGAAACGAACCATTTGCCTCGGCAGACTGCACTATATAAGTTTGAAAATGCCATTATCTTTTGTACCTTATTAATCCGATACAAAGGTACGATGGCACCAACCGCTTAAAAGGACTTCAATATTTTGGCCGGCTCAGGGCTGCTGCGCTTGAAAGAGAGGGTAAAGGCTGCCGGAGAACCAGATTCCTGAAGCGTCACCACTACCGGGAACTGGTCGGTTCCCACCACCCTTTCGGTACCATTGGTGAATTTCAAGCGGACCAGTCCCTCCCGGCAAAGTAAATCACGCAGCGAATTGGAAAATAAGGCTCCCGTATCAGTAACCACCGCTTTCAGCTCCTGCTCCGTCAATTCCCCGGAAACATTCTTTTCCTTGAACTCCCCGGAAGAGACCGGAATCGGCGTCCATTCTCCTGAAACCTGAATCGTTTCCACACCTGGTATATTTCTGACCACCGAGGCCGCAACCGGAATAAATCCCATGGCACATATTTGGGCACGTTTGTCACCGATATTCATTTCTCACTTATATTTTAAGAGTTATTTATCTGAAAATCTGCTTTTTACTTAATAATTAATCTGCTAAAAAATGTCAAGGGAACAGCGACAATTGAATATCCCTATTCACCTCCTTGACCATCCGCTGCCTATTACGGTAGTCGAACTTCTTGACAGCATCGTAATTGATGGCATTGTTCTTGATATTGTATGCCATCAGGAACGCCCGGATAATCCGGTCCTGCTTATACCCCTTCTCATAGCCAGCAACAAAGTATTCCCGAACACGTATGCGGAAAGAGGCTTCGATATAGCTCTGGAGCATACGCTGTTTCCATTCCGGTATATAGATGAAGTTCTCCTGCAGAATAAAATGGTTCCACTCCTGGATAGGAAGATACAACGTTATCGGATGCTCTTTGATAGCCTGCTTGGGCGGTCTGTCCGTAACAGTGACCATGGCCTGAATGAACTTGCCAATATCATTGGCAGCAGTCACATTCACACCTTCATCAGTAGGCCTGCATCCGAATTCATGATACAAATAGTCATGGAGATAAGGCTTCAACTCTATTATCACATTAGGTCTCATAGGGTAAATCATTTATATGCAGACAAATATACACATAAATACAGACACTTTATCCAAAATCAGCGCCAAAACAGTCAAAATATAAAATATAATTACATTTGCTAACTCCACACGATCTTATATTTTCTGCTCCATACAGTGTTCTGAGTATTTTGCTTAGAAAATTATGCAACTTTGTAACGTGTAACTTTTCGAGTATATTTCACTGATTATTTTATAAAAATCGGCATAAGGCGCAAAGAAAAGCAAAGTTCTACATAAATAAATGCAGGTCAGCATCTTGTATGCAGAGCGGGTTGAAGCAGGCTTCGGCATAAAAAGCCTGAAA